TGTTTCAACCTCTGCATATAAACCGTATGCGCTTACAGAACCGTCGTTTGTATGCCCTGTTTGAAATAATGCTCTACTATACGTTGCGTATAAGCTGCTATTTAAAACACCATCTGTATAAGCTTGATTATTTGCCCCATAAACGGTCTGAGTATCACCTGTCCCATCAGCCTGTGCAAGACTAAGCGCGCCATATACAGTACTTACTTGCCCAGAAGAATGGTTAGAACGAGCGCTTGTATAAGTACCATAAACTAAGTCACTGTCTCCAGTAACATTGACATCTGTATAAATACCATAAACACGATGTTCATTACCCGTGTCACCGCCTGTAGCGGAGGAGTCTACATCTAGATACATGCCTCTATGGATTCTATCCACAGTAAGGGCGTCACTTCCTGATAAATTATAGTCTATAAAAAAGCCATTAAAAGAATCATTAGCTACACTATCACTCATATAAAGATGAAGCGGGGAAGTAGGCGAAGTTGTTCCTATGCCAACATTACCATCGCTGTCGATACGCATAACTTCGCTAGGACCATTTTTGAATATAATGTTTGCACTGCCTCCAGACCTTAGAGATAAATTCTCTGTCCCGCCTACCGACAGAATTTCATTTGTTCCAGCTGTCCCTAAATCAAATCTTAAAGTACTCGCGTCTGATACCTCTAATATCGCAGCAGGACTCGCAACCCCAATGCCAACATTACCGCTGCTGGTGATGCGCATGCGTTCGTTAGCTATACCATTAGTATGAAATGTAAGTGGATTAGCGGTGTGATTTACAAATTGAACACGCTGATCGCCTTGTAAGCTTACAGCGCCTACTTTAGTTCCGTTTTGATTAAGTTCTACCGCACTAGAATTACTTGCGCCACCGTCTATAGATAACGCTTGAGTCCATCCATGAACATTTGGATTGGTAGTTCCAATACCAACGTCACCGCTGCTGTCGATACGCATGGCTTCTGTAGCGTTAGTATAAAATTGTATAGGGCCGTCTTTAGCACCATAAAGATAAATTGCATTTGTTGCATTATAAGTGCCAATATAAGCTACCCGTTCACTCGCATTATTATAAAAATCAACTATGGAATAATTATTTGCTAAAGTGTTTTCTATTCTAATCCACGAATTATTACCAGAACCTTCAACGTGTAATCCAGCACCCGCACTAGTCGTACCAATACCAACACGACCATTGCTTTCGATGCGCATGGCTTCTGTAAATGTGCCACCATTAGGAGTTGTGTAGAACCCCATAGCATACGCAAAGTTGGCATCTGTTGAGTTTTCTTTTAGCGCAGCAATTCTGGTAAATGCTTGAGCATCACCAGCCACACGGTAGTTACCGCCGAGGTTTAATGCGCCACCAACACCAGCCGCTTGAGCTGTAGTATCAATGATAGACAGGCCAAACTTACCTGCACTTTTCACCATTACTTTGTTTGCAGTTCCGCTTTGGCTTGTTCCACCAACTAATACGTTACCGCTGCTGTCGATGCGCATGCGTTCTGTGGCGTTAGTGTAGAACGCCATAGGGATAGCACCAACAGAAGATAATACCGTGTTGCCGTTTTCAGCCCCTAAAACAATTTCAGTGGATGTAGCACTATTTCTTTTTGCTGTAATGTATGCGTTTCCTCCAGTGGAAGACTGAACCTCCAACTCTCTAGTAGCAGATGTGGTGTTAATCCCCACATTACCGCTGCTGTCGATACGCATGCGTTCGGAGCCATCAACACTAAACGACATAGAAGAAGATGCTTGCACGTTTCCGTGGTCGGCTCTAAAACTCAAATCCCCATTTGCTAACTGAACCACCTCACCATACAGACCAGAAACGTCTGTATCTTCCAGACGAATTGAAGGTACGGATGATGCTAGATGAAGTTGTCTACTAGGCGAAGCCGTACCAATGCCAACATTACCGCTACTATCTATAGCCAGCATAGAATTTGCGGATGATGTGCCATTGTAGTTGACACCGAAAGTTCCGCCCGTAAACTGCAGTAAATACCACGGGTTATTTCCCTGTTCTTGTAGAACAAACGCCGCATTACCAACTCCGCTGCCTCTAGAAGCCACAGCACCATAGGTGTCTAGTGTATAGCTAGGCGAACCCGTCCCAATCCCAACAGCATTATTTCCCGCATCAACGAACAGCATGTTGGCGTTGATGTCACTCTCGACGCGGAAGTCGTGATCTAGACCTGACTCATTAAAAACGGTTTCGCCATTCTGAGCGTGTATCGTTAGCATATCGCTAGAGCCATACACAACTTTTAACGGTATACTGTCAGTGCTTGCGGGCGTTGTTGGAACTTCAGTTTTAATATAAGCGCCGTAGTTTGTCGCGCCATACGTCGATTCGTTATGTGCTGTTAGTGCGGTAAGTGTAGAACTAAAGTTCGTGCCAGTAGTGGAACCCTTTGCATAAACACCTGCTGCTGCATCCGCGCCTACAGGATTTTGACCTGATGCCCCAGAGTTGACGGAGCCCTTTGCATAAACCGCAACACCTAATTTGTTTGACGCTGTTTGATTACTTTGGACATACACTCCATAAGTAGGATCACCCGTTCCCGGCTCTGCATTAATGTAAGCTCCATAGATTTCCGTAGCACTGTTGTTCCCCTGAATATCAGCATACAATCCGTATACAGGTGAGGCTAAGCCTCCAGATACACCACCAGCGGAGTTTAGATACAAAAGACGGTCTGTGCCTGCCGCAAAGTTGTGTTTAATTTCAAGACTTCCTGCTGGTACAGTCGTCCCAATACCAACATTACCGTCGCTGTCAATACGCATCTTTTCACTGCCAGCCAAGCTAAACTGCCAGCGAGTGCCATTGACATTCATATCAAAGCCGCCGCCATCGCCGAAAACAACATTTCCGTGTACATCTAATTTGTAGCCACTATCAGGCGAAGTCGTGCCAATCCCCAACGACTCAGCACTCGCATCCCAGAAGAACTTTGCAGTTGTGCCTGTGTCCTCGTAGAAGCTGATGTCTCCGTTGGAGATTATACGCAGCGTTTTATTTTTTGCTTGAGAAGAAAAGAAGTTTATGCTACCAGCACTTGTCGTAGGATGATCTGAAAAATAAATGTTAGTTGCATAAGGATCACCGTCAGCTTCGTCCACTTTCTCAATACGCATTCCACGAGCGGTATTTACTTGTTCCCCTAAACCAAAAGAAATCGGGGTGCTGCCAGAATTATCGTATGCTTGAATAAGATGTGTTGCTGTTTGATCGCCAACGTTTAGTGCATCGCTGGTCAAAGTCCCAGTGATGTCTACGCCTGTGCTGGTGGTGGAGAATTTGAGGGAGTTGTTGTGATATAAATCAACGCTAGAACCGTTTTTAAACCGTGCCATCTCACCAGCAGCACCATCTAGCTGAATGTTAGCACCGTTTGTCTGTATGATTAAGTTGCCAGTGCCAGCCTCGTTAATATAACTATCCGAACCATCATGGTAAATCTGTAAATCTGACCCAGCGCCGAAGATGGCTTTGTCGTTGTCGCCAAAGGTCATATTACCCGACGATACAAACGACGTACCTGAAATTGTCGTGCCAGTAATAGCCGCTGCTGTAGTACCACCAATAACGGCACCGTCTATGGTGCCGCCTGTAATACCTACATTAGAGGTTATGTCTTCTGCTGCCGCAACAATAGATACTATTGCGGAACCACTTAAACTAATTGCTGAACCAGAATTACTACTTTCAGAAACAGTACGACTAAGAGTAGTACCACTAGCAGTATATGTGCCAGTACCTACTTCCCAACTAATACCGTCTTCAATAAGATAACGTACTACATCACCGTCAGATATACCACCATCAGCAAAAGACTGATACGTAGCTATTGTAGTACCTAAAGTGACAGTACCTGTGCCTGTAGTAGTAGTATTGACACGGACTCTGTTAGCTAAAGTAACCATTTAAATACCTTTATGCAATACGAATAATCGCATTAGATGCATCGGCTAAAGGAAATTCAATAGTTAAATCACCGGCAACCGCGCTAACATCCCCTCCAAAACTAATTGTACAAATTGCTCTATTTGATTTAGATGAATTATATATTAAACAGCCCGCAGTAGTAGTTGTAACATCTTGAAATACTTCATTCGTAAAGGTAACGATAGCTACAGAACCATCTAAGCTAATTGTAGCTCCGTCAAGCACTTGACCGCCAGCGTCGTAACCAGTACCAGTAGATTCATTGGTAGCACTATATGTAGTTGTAGATGCACCTAAAGTAGCAGACGATGTATACAGAGCAATTTTAAGTACGTCAGTATCTAGATCGTGCGTACCGCCAAGTAGCTCTTGCTTAAAGCTGTTACACATTGCTGTAGTAATTGCCATATTCTCTACCTTATAAAAATAAAGGTAAGGGACTGAGTATTAAACCCAGTCCCAGACCCATTAATAGCATCAAGCTTGATCGCGTGATACTTCGTCTGCACCACGACCATCAACGTCCATTACCAATGCCCATACGCGCAGTTTACCTGCGGTAGCGGTACCGGTAAGAGTGTCAATAGTTAGGTCCAAAGTGTCTTCTGCACCGACGTATGCTACACCCGGAATGGATGGAGCTACATCGCCTACAGATTTACCTGCCATTGCATAAGCAGCGACAAACTCATCGTCATCTGCACCAGTTCCAATGTCGAAGGTAAGAACCGTTGCACCCGTAAGTGCTTCGGTTACTTCAACACCAGCAGCGAGAATAACAGTTTGTGCTGGAAAAGTTGCAACAGTATTCGCACCAGCGGCGAGATCTACTGCATTCAACTCTACGGAGATTTTTTTAATACCGTTTAACGCCATTTTATTGTCTCCTTATACGCCAGTTGCAGTTACATAACGTGCCGTTGCAATGCCTTCAGGGCGAAGGATCTTACGACCGTATAGGTGCATACCACGAACAATGTCAGCAAAGCTGTCAGGATCACGATATGTTTCGGTTTTGTTGATCTGCTCTGCGGTAGCAACAGCAGAATCATGTCCAGCGACAATTACGCCAAAGTTCGACGACTGAAGAGTCGAAGAAGACGCAGCTGGGCCAGTACCGATAATTGGCAAGTTGCTAGAAACGTGTACACGGAAACCATGCAGGTTGTTTACAGCAAGACCATTCTGGATACCAGAACCACCGAAGTCAGAGTTGAAGAGTTTTGAGTCTTCGTCCATCAGGACTTCCATGAATACTGGATCAATTACAAGCCAACGACCTTGCTTATCAACTTGCTGTTGGTCAAGCAGACGGCTCATACGCGCAATAAGGCGAAGAGGAGTTACGTCAGTCGTAGGAAGTGAAGTTGCTCCGGGCAAACGTGGCTTAACAGGAATAGCTTCACCAGCTACTGCTGCACCACCGTCGTTTAGACCAAAGTCTGTAGCGTCAAGCTTCATGCTTGCAAGAAGTTCGTCAGAACCGGCTGTAGTAACAGCTTTAGAACCGTTTACAGTGGTGTTGACTGCATCTGCATTAGAATGAATAGCTGACTGCTTAAAGCCACAAAGATAACCAAGAACATCTTGGTCAAACTGATCGGCAAGACGGAAAGCCGCGCGATCAGAAGCAAGTGACTGGAAGTTCACATGCGAATGAGCTTCTTCGATGTCGTCAACCTTGAAGGCAAAGTAGTTAGCTTTGTCAATCGTGAGGCTGAAGTCTTCATCGTCGAGGTCTTGTGCAGTGATTTGAGTACCGCGAGAGTACTCTTTTACTGAGATTTCGGGTTCCTTGATGATTTTAACAGAGTCACCCATTTGTGCGATTTCACCAAAGTAATCTGAGTTGGTGATCGCTTCTACGACAGATGCCTTGCGGAAAGCAAGCTGCACCTGTTTGGAATAAATAACAGGACTAAAGTTACCGTTTGGTAGATTGCCATGCCCTGCTGCTGCTGCGAATGCCATTGTAATTCTCCTTTCGACAGCAATCAGATGCTAACTTACAACTTCCTTTAGAGGCTAATTAAAATAGGTGCGTTTCAAATACATTTGGCCTAATATATTATTAACGGGCTATTCGCTTTAGGTAAGTCTACGGATAGATTTGTAGTTGCTAAAATGTATATGATTATATAAATAGTGGGTAGGCTAATGCGGCCACATATTTTGTATAGTTATATACGGTTGGTTATTAATGTCAACTATTTTAACGTGCTGACCCAGATAGATCGTATACAAACTTTCCTGCACGGATAGCTTCCATGATCGCGTCTTGGTTCTTTTCGTAGTCTATAGCAGACATCTTCTGTACGTCAGACTCACGCATAACGCCAGAATTATCATCAGCACTAGGCCGATTACGTGAAGCTTTGGTATTTACCATTTCAGCAGCGTCATCAGAACGCTTTTTCTTTTTAGTGGTAATACCTCTATCAGCTTTATAAAGGTCTATAGCTCTTGCTGCTGATTGAGCGTCATTGTCATTATCATACAGAGCCTGTTGAATCCACTTAGGTTGTTCTTCAGCCCAATTATGAAAGTCGTCATCTTGACGAATCTGCTCAAAGTCTGGATGCAGTTGAAGCAATATTGTTTCTGCTTTTTGACGCTCTGCGTCTTCTTGCATTTTATTAATTTTAGTTACACGTTCCTCAAGCTCTGTAGCTTGTTCACGCGCTTTCTTAATAGCTATAGTCTCAACTATACCGGCAACGTCTGGGTACTTTTCCATCCATTCACCGATTTCTTCGTCAGACTTTGGAAGCTTAATTTCCTTTTTAGTTGCAGCGGAAAGCTGCTCTTTCAATTCATTAATTTGATTTTGCAGATCTTCTTGCTGCTTTTGTGAGTGTCTACGCAGATCACCATAGCGCTTCTTAAATGATTTTTCTTCTGCGCTTTCAGGTTCCGCTTCTTGTTCTACCTCTTCTGTTTCTTCTTCGTTTGTTTCGCCTCTTTGTACACGAAGCATTTCTTCTAGTTCTTCTTCGTCTTTTTTAATGCGATCCGCATTTGAATAAGGTCTTGATAAAAATGCTTTCTTTTCTACTGTTTCTACGTTTTCTAATTCAGCCATATTTTCCACTTGGTCTGGGGCCACCGTAGCCTACAATGTAGGGGGATGAGTAGCCAGTTAATCAGTCAGTTATAGTGTGACTGTCCACTTACCGGCCTGCTAAACCACGCCGTTTCTTTTTCTTTTTGTATTTACGCTTTTTTACGAAACCGCCACGCTTAAAGTCACCGGGTGCAGAGTCGTTACCGTCTGGTGATTCAGCACCCATAGAATCTCCTACAGAGTCGGCATTTGCGCCTCCTCCTTCACTATTACCACCGACATTACCACCGTCATCTCCAGTGTCAAAACTATCTAAACCGGCTTGTGATATACTTCCAGTACCGCCAAAACCTAAGTCGCCTTCGTTGCCATAGTCGTAACTTCCTAGGCTAAGATTAGGGGCTTCAATATCGTCATCATCTGGAAGGCCAAAGTTCATAGCGGTAGAAGGTGGCGCACCTATTTTCTCAGCATCTCTAGTAACATCTGGTAAGTCTTCAGGACTAAAAGCTTTTCCTACTCCGGGTCTTCCTCTACCGTCTTGTACATCTCTTCCTATAACTTCCTTTAATTGATCTAGAAGATTTCTAGTTTTATCTATTTTACTTTTATCTAGCATACCATTTATTTTATCTGGTACAACGACTTCCGGTCCTAAATAACCTTGTACTACGAAACCGCCCAACTTTCCTCTTCCTTTTGTGGCTATTTGTGTACCCATTGTAGTTTCAATAGAATAAACATCTACATTAGGGTTATTATAACCAATATCCATATTATCGGCAGTGGATAACATAATCATTTGCTGTTGTTGGGCAGGAGTTACATTAGACATAAAGCTTTGCATAGTATTAGCTGCAATACCAGCATCTTTTGCTTGTTGGGTAGCTATGCTGTACATATCTTTAAAGCCCTGCTTTACGCTAGGGTCCATCATTTTTGCTATCTCTTGAACACCCCTTATGCCCGGAGCCATTGCGCCTGTCATTATAGAACCTAACATAAAGTCTGAAAGTCCTAATACTGCCCTGCCAAAAGGACTGTTTAAGTTATTGTTCCAGCTTTTTAACGCCTCTATATTTTGAGGACTTGGAACTGAATACATTTCAGGTATAGAACCTGTTGATGCACCACCGCCACTAATAATGCCCATTTCCATAGTAGTAGGACTTGAAACACCGTCCCCTTGTTCTGAAGTATTGTCTATTTTTGTGTTGTTATTAATAAAATTCTTTACTTCGTCAGCTATTTGTTTATCTTCACCTTCAGCACCTTCAAATCTTTTCTTAAGTTCTTCAGGCATAAACCCTAACAGGTAATTAAAATTGTCTGTACCTATAATGTTTTCTGCTTGATTTGCACCAAAAGCAGGCTGGGAAAAAGCGCTAAGTGTAGTATCTTCAATATTTGATGCTCCATCTATTTCTTCTTCTGTAGGAACAAGAGCGCCTTCGGCGGCTTCGATTATATCGTCATCATTTTCATCTTCAATAACTTCAATGTCTTCAATCGTAAATGGTGGTCCTCCAGCGTTAAATAGTGTATCATCGGGTAAAGTCTGGCCTTCATCCGTACCAAACTGTCCCATAGCTTCCATTTTCTTGTAGCCCATTTTAGCTTGGTCACGCATCTTCATAAAGTGTTCTACACCAAAATACCGTACTACGTCAGCAGGCACAACCATTTCGCCTTCACTAAGCATAGCGGGTTGGTCATCACGAACTTCACTTGCTGTACTTCCTAATGGAATGTTATTACCAGAAACGGGATCTACGTTTCCACCTTCTTCAAATAATTCCATTTGTTTGTCCATAGACATTCCCCCAGCATTCATATTTAATGTGTCCTCTTCAAAAATAGAGGCATCAAATTCAACTAAATTACTATTATTATCAACAATTCCACCTGTGTTAAAGTCATAGTCAGAAAAGGTTGCTGCATCAACATCAATAATGTCGTACAAAGGATGTTCTCTTTTTCCTATTTTAATAGTGCCTACAATATTTCGCCCCTTCATGTCACCTACCATAGTAGGTTTTAACGAAGGTTGTTGATAAACGGTTTTACCTTTTTTTGCACTAGCTTTTGTATCTTTTACTTTGTGTCTAAGAAGGGCAGCGTCACCATTAATATTTAAATGAAGACCATAGATATGGTCAGTTTCCATACCTCTTTTTTGTTTGTACTGAGGTGCATTTTTTACACCACTTACCGCTACAGTAACAATACCATAAGAGTCCCCACCTTTATTTAAACTTTCAAGCTCACCGCCAGTTTTGTCTTCAACGATTGTAAATTTATTCTTTTTTAAAAGGTTTGTTTTTAAAAGGCCAACATCTTCAGATCTTAATTGTTTAGCTAAATTTTTAACTTGCTCTTCTGTAATTTCATTTTCGGCTAATGAACCTTTAAATTTTGGACCCATACTATTATATGGATTAATTTGTGAATTACTAACTCTTTTATTACTTATAAATCTTTTACCTGCAACGTCACTATATTCACCAACACCCTCTGCTACGACATCTTCTGCTTTTTTGCCAGATTGTTCTAGTATAGGGTTTAAAAAAGAATATTTATTTACATCTTCAAACATTTTTGGAGGCGATGGCGCAACACTAGTTGCTTCACCTGCTGCGTCTAAACTTTCTTTAAAAAGCTCTTTCAAAGCTTTTTTAGTTAGTGAAGCAAGACCTCCCATAAATTAATCCCTCTTGTTTAAATTTTCCAAAGCCTTTATCTTTTGAAGAGCGTGAATGTAGCCTTGCGCCCTGTGTATTGCTTTGTTGTCTTCTGCTTGTTCTAATACCTTATGTTGGTGCTCTATCAGTTCGTCTAAGTATTCTTTTACATTAAGCCATAGGTTGTGGTTGCTGACCAGCGGCTTGAGGCGATCCACTGTCTGCGGGTTGTTGTTCATTACCTGTAAATCCTTGTTCTTGTGGTCCCGGTGCTACGCCTGTACCTATATTACCGCCGCCTGCGCCAGTAGGGTCTGCTGGGTTAGCACCTGTTGGTGCGCCCTGTTGCTGTGGTGGAGGTGGCTGCGTAGCTTGCCATGCTTTCATCATTTCTGCCTGAATAGCGGCGTCACCCATATTGTTGACAACCTTTTCAGGATCAAGATCAAGCGATCTGGCAATTTCTGTAATAATATAGTCCATTTTTGCAAAAGGTGCAAGTGCTGGATTACTAGTAACTTGAATAAACTGCATTAGGCGTTGACTACGTACTTCATTAGCCATTAAGCTTTCAGTACCACGAGCCTTAACTTCCAGATCACCTTTGATTTCTTTATCAAAAGAAAACTGCATATTAAACTGGAACAAACCGTCACCTAATGGTTTTAGTAGATAATCGTCTACGTTTTTAATAACATTCTTAATGCTGCCTGCTGCTGCACCCATAAGCATACTAATGCCACTAGCCGTTCGACCA